ATGCGAGAGCATGTTGCTGTCTCGCTCCATACCGACTCCCAAAAGCTAGCGATACGGAAAGCCGACGAGATTTGGACACAGTTGCTCGAAGGATGGGAAATAGCGCTACGCGGTGATGCGGGTGGCGCTCAGGCGCGATACGAAGCGGCAAAGAACATCGCTGGTCATAGGGGCTTTTCGTTTGTTCCCGCACCCACTCTTGCAAATGCGTCGTTCGAAGAGATTTTAAGACGGGTCGATGCAGTCCCGACCAGTCGCGACGGCGGCTCAAGCCAGCGCGTCGGTGACGCCCTTATGGGTGGTGTCGAGGAACCGGGTGTCAGGATTAGCAAAGCCCTTGAAGTCTTCTGGGAGCATGAGGCCGACAAAGAGAAGGGCAAGTCTGAAGATCAAATCCGCAAGTGGCGCAACCCGAAAAAGAAGGCCATCAAGAACCTGATCGCTCAGATTAGCGACAAGGAACTTTCGACCATCAGCCGCGCCGATATGGTGAAATTTCGCGATTGGTGGCGAGACAGGATGAAAGCTGAAAATTTGGTCGCCAATTCCGCTAACAAAGACATGATCCATATCGGCCATGTGCTGCGAACGGCAAACACTCGCCTGGGGCTTGGACTCGATGATCATCTTGAGAAGGTGCTGGCCGGTCATTCCTTCAAGGATGACAAAGGCGATGAGCGTGACCGGCCACCTTTCAGTGACAGGTGGATTCGCGAAGTCATTCTAAAAGAGGGTGCACTCGACGGGATGAATAAAGAGGCCCGGTGTATTCTGCTTGGGATGGTCAACACGGGTGCCAGACCATCGGAGCTTGCTGGCCTGCTTCCCGAACATATCCGTCTGGACGTGAAAGTGCCTCATATTTCAATCGAGCCTGTCGGACGGCAACTGAAAAATCAACAGTCGAAGCGCGTCATTCCGTTGACGGGCGTATCGTTGAAAGCATTTCAGGATTGCCCCGGTGGCTTTCCTTCCTATCGCGGCAAAGACACGTTTTCGGCAACGATTAACAAATTCATGCGGGAAAATGGGCTGATGGAGTCAGACGATCATGTTCTTTATTCGCTGCGGCACAGTATGGAAGACCGCATGATTGCCGCCGAATTTGATGACCGGATGCGACGGCAGATATTCGGCCACAAGCTCAACCGAGAGAAATACGGGGCAGGGCCGACACTGGAACATATGCAAGAGAAATTGTCGAATATCGCGATTTAGACAAGTTGGCGCGTTTCGCGAGCGCGTCGGGCGAGCTTCTGCATCTCGCTTTCCCCGCTCGCCAACATCGCCTTGTACTCCCGGTCAATGCGTTCGAACACGGGTGTAATAAGCGGATTGTTTGCGGCAAGCTCAGCGACAATCTGACGGGCTTTGCGAACGTCGTTAATATTGTTGGGATCAAGCATGGGTTTGTCTCGGTAGGCGAAAGAATGCCCGGTCACTACACACGCAACCGGGCAAGTGATCAAATCAGCTTGACGTTGACGGTGCCGCTCGTTGCCGGGGCTTCGGTGACGGCAGCGCCGATCTTCACATTATCGCCTTCGCCGTCGTCAGTGGTGACGAGCTTGTTTGCGGCATCCCAATAGACGGCATCACCAATTGCGAAGGCATCCGCTGCCACCTTCGACAGCTTGAAGACGCCGACCGTCACAAGGTCGAGGTCTTCGCCCGTATCGGCGTCACCGGCTGCAATGCCGTGAAGCTCGCCAATGATGACGACATCGCCGCTGGCGACAATTGCGGGTGCGGGAATGGTGATCGTGTTTCCTGTTTGAACGAAATTGCGCATATCATAGACCTTTCGAAGTCTGGAAGATGATTTTGTTGGCTGGTTTGCGGCGATGAACCGCAATGGCGGCATCGGCGGCGCGGATGGCTGCGGCCATTTCCGAGTCGGATTTGTATTCGATCCGCTCGCCGCTCTGATCCACCAACGTTCGGACGCCGGAAAGGCGAGCTTCGAAAAGCTCGTCTCTCCACCGGATAAGCTGAGCGAGGCTCGCCATCGTTACGCCTCGAAGCGGTGAGCGCCGCGATAATCGACAGCACCAGCGCCGAAGTCGAGGAACACGCGGAACTCCATGCCCAACGTCTCCCAACCGGCCTGAGACGCGATCTGCGGTCCCGGTGCCGACGCCAGATAGCTGTATTCGAGAACCGGGAACTGCGCCGGATCAGCGAACATGTAGGCTGCATGTGCCGTCAAACGCGGTTCCACCAGAAGCTCATACTTGCCAGTGAAGATATTCACGTCGGCGGGCTGAGTGGCATAGACGAGAGCAATGAACTGCTCGATGGTGGTTTCGTCTTCGGGGCGTGCCAGGATGAACTTGGGCGAAACGTTCAAAGGCGTCTTACCGTCGAGACCCTTTTGGCGGCGCATGCCGAGTCGGCCATCAGAGAGCCAATCCACGCCTGCCATATCCCAATCTGTCGTGAGATTGCCGTGATCAGCATGGAAGAGTCGCTTGCCGGTCTCGCCCATCACCGGACCCTTGCCAGCGCCCTGGGTGAGAAGAGAGACGAGAAGATTGGCTTCCGTCTCGGCAGCGGCGCGGCCAGCGACAGCACCCCAATCGTTGAACGCGCCGAGATCGTCATTGATCAGCGCCTTGCGGGTGATCGCGAACATGCTGGCGTAGGTGTCGAGGGAATAGCCCTCTTTCACTTCCGAGCGGGTCGTGTGCTGAATCTCGCCATGTTCCGACAGCTTTTGCAGCGGGCCGGTGTCGCTCAGCTTGAGCGATGTTTTGCTGCGGAAATCGGTCATGCTGGACTGGCGCGCGAGACGTTTGAGCGGCGACTCGGCTGCCGTGTATGCTGCCATGAGCGTACGCCTGCCGACGCCGGTCAGAAGCTGCGGAAAGTCGCTGGTCCCGAGAGCGCGGGTAAAGACATCATCGGCAGTCATGCCGCGAGTCGACACGCCATTGGATTCGAGGACGCCCCGCGCATGGTCGCGAAGGCTATCCCCCATGAATTCCCTTGCGTGGTCTGCCGGGGCGGTGCCAGAAGCACGGGCAAAGATCGCGTCTTCACGACGGCTGCGGATTGCTGCCGGGTCTTCATGCGACATAGCAACCCGGATGCGTGGCGTCTGCTGCTGGCGGCTGGTGATGGCCGAGCGTGCGGCCTCGCGAGCGTCGTCAAGGCTCGCGCCCGCGTCGATAAGGTCTTCCGCAAAACCGCGCGTCAGGCCCGCCAGTTCGGCCAGGCTGCGAATCTGCTGCTGCTGTGATTCCGACATTTCGGTGGTTTCGTCTTCCATATTACTGCCTCTCAATTTGGCATTTGGGTCCGCCCCAATGCTCACCAGTGAAATTTCCTGAACCCGCCACGTATGGGCGGTGCGAACGCGTTGACCGGCCTCTTTACCTTCGGCCCATTTCGAGACGGCGTATCCGATGCTGACTGCCGAAAGGGTGCCGTCAGCCACACGCTCCCGAATGGGGGCGGCATCGGCAGCGCCGGTGAGTTGAATTGTTGCGGTGATACCGCTTGCATCCCGTGCCGCCGCGATAACGGTGCCGACCGTCGAGCGCACCGAACGGTCATGATCAAGCTGGACGGGCACGCCGATCAGGTCATCAGGGTTGATGGCCGATAGGTCTAGCCGCTCGATATAGGGACCGAATTTGTCGCTACGGGTCACGGAAGCGCCGGTTGAAATGACCGCCTCGACGGTGCGGCTCGCCTCATCATAACTCGACGGCGCGACCGCAACTGGCATGCGGCGCGTAAAGTTAGTTTCATGCCTCGTCATCTGCGACCGGCTCCTTGGTTTCTGTTGTCTGATTGGCAGTGTCGGCGGCAATCTCGGCGTCGAGATCGTCAATGTTCCACCCGCGCGCGGCGACGAGTTTGGTGCGGGAGGTGAGTCCGGCTTCCATCTCGGCAACGTCGGCCTGGACTTGCTTGTATGGGTCAACCTGCATGAAGGCGGGCATCAACCAATCGACACGCATAAGGTCGCGCGGATCGTCAGAGGCGATGCCGCCGAACAGCACCGCCTGAGTGACGACGCGCTTCCACACGGGATTGAGCAACTGCGGCACCAGCACATGATATTGCAGGGCCTCGACACGCTGCCGGAATGGAAGCAGACCGGCCCGAAGGCTGGAATAGTTTGCGCCGCTCAGATCGCCGTCGAGAAGATGCGAGGGCAGGCCGAGACCAGCGGCGAGTTGCCGAAGCTGTAGCTTGACGAATTCGTTGGTTTGCTGCGCATGCTGCGGCGTGCTGAACTTGATATCATAGCCGGTCGGGATACGCTTCAACGTGCCCGGTTCCAGACCAGACTCCATGATGCCATTTTCGCCCGTGCCGTCGAAAGGCTCCCCGCTTCCGTTCATATCAATCAGGAAGCCCGCATGCATCGCCGCGACCTTCACGCCGACGAGCATCGCATCGAGCAACTGATCAAGCTCATTGGCGGGCAGGATCACGGGCGCAAGCCACGAAATGCCGCGAACCTGTCCCGCCGCAATCGGCTTCATGACGTGCAACATGGAGTCGGCTGGAATGCGAACGGCTGGTGCATAGGTGCCGAACTGATCAGTCGGGCGCGACGGGAACACGTGATAGGCAACCCGCCTGCCATCCGCATCGAACTCGACACCCGAAATAATGTGCCCGCCGTTGGCAAGCTCGACAGTCTTGGACTCGTCAACCAGTTCGGACGGGATCAAGCGCAAACGCGGCCCGTCTTCGGTTTCAATGATCTGGACAAAGGACTCGCCATCGATCACCAGTCCACGCGCGATATCGGCAAGCATGCCGTCGAAGCTCGTCCGCCCATCGGCGTCTGCATCTTCGGCCCAATCGTTGAAATGGCTGGACAGGGCGGCGCGGATTGTCTGATCGGGATGCTTGGGGGTCGGAACGATGCCGCTGCCGATGAGCGCGCCAACCCAATTTGCGACAGCCTGCGAAATCCATGGATCGTTGGCGGCAAGGTAGCGCGCACGGCTGCGGATGGTGTGAGACGATCCAGACACCTCGCCGTTGATCCGACCAAAACCGCCAAAGCCATTCGTGCGCCGACCATGGGCCGCACCGTCGAAGCGGCGAACGTGCTGTGAAGGACTACTCCTGAACATCGAGCGAAGATATGTTAGCACGTTACATTGCACCTGTTTCGAATTGAGTTGCCGCCACCCGCCGCAAAGGAAAGACGGGTGGCGGCGGCATCAGTCATTGCGCGGGTGAGGGGCGCGCTCTGACTGAATTTGTGCCGATCAAGGGAGGACTCAGAAACTCCCCTGATCGGCTTCTGTGACCGGCAACCAACCGTCCACAGGGTGCATCGGCGCGTCCGCTAAAACGCCGATGCGACTTCTCAGTGCTTGGTCGCGCCGAGGGAAGCGACGTGCTGTCGCAGCAACACGGCAAGCGGAGTGAGGATCGGTTCCAGTGGAACGACGACCATACCAACGTGCGGCGCGGTCGAAAGGAGCGGCTCGTCAACTGGATAAATTGCACTCGTAAAGGAGCGACCTGCTTCCGAAAGCTGGCAATCGATCTGCATCAACCAGTTGGCACTTTTGCCCATAGCTTTCGCTTTCTTCGCGTCGGCATGGACGTAGGCGCTATCCGTCAAGGCCTTGGTGATCGGATGATAAAACGTAGCATCTCGCGTGTCGTGCCATGAATAGAGGGCTTCGGATGCCTTTTGCAACGCTTCACCCGAAATCCCCATAAAGGTCAGAGTGCGAAGCGCCTTGGCAACGGCAACATCGGCCAAAGCGAAGATGTTGCGAGCATTCGGGCCATTGCCGATGGTGCCACGGTTCTCGACCAGACGGGTGCGGACAAGATGATGAACCGCTTCCCTAGCCTGCTTCGGGGTTTCGTTCGGCCAAGTCACTAGCTCAACCATTTCCTTCATTTGAAGACGAGGGCCTGGCTCCGGGTTCATATGAAGTTGCGGCGTAATGTCGTTTTCCATCGGCGTTCTCCAAAGCGATGCAAACCTAATAGCGCCTATTGTTTATTCAAACAACATTTAATGTGGACTCATTCAACAAAAATGTTGGATAAGGTGCTTCCGGCCTTTAAAAGAAAACCCGCCAACGGCGGCAACCGTCTGGCGGGTTCATAAGGGATATCGAATGGTCAGCAATATTTACCAATTCCCGAAAGAGAAGGCAACGCCTGCCGACCGCGCGGCCATGCCTATCGACCATCTCTGCGATTTTGAACAGTGGATGGCTTGGGAGCATCAGAAGCGTGACGGCAAGCCAACGAAGGTTCCCATTCGTTCGGCCAAGGGGCGGCTTGGCGACTCGACCGATCGCAAAAGTTGGATGGTTCTTTCGCGGGCTGAACGTATTGTCGAAAGTCGCAAGCAATCGGAAGGCGTTGCCATTGTCCTCGGCACGCTCATGGACGGGCCGGAACCGTATTCTTCAAAGGACTTCGAAGGGGGATTGCATCTCGGCGGAATCGATCTGGATAGTTGCTACGATCCTGACACACGGGAAATCACGGACCCATGGTGTCGGAAGGTTATCGACCGTTTCCGCACCTACGCGGAAATCTCACCCGGTGGTGAAGGTCTGAAACTGATCTTCCTCTACCGATCAACCGATGCGGATTTGCTCCCCGAGACGAGCGGCAAGACGTTCTCGCGCGGCAGTCATGAAGAGATGGCGCTGTTCCTGGCGAAGCGGTTTTTCACAGTCACCTGGGATAGTTTCGACAAGAAACCGCTGCCCGTCTCGGTTATCGACCGCGACACCTTGAAATGGTTCCTCACCGTCGCCGGTCCTGCCTACAAGGGTGATGGCGGGCCTGACAAGCCCGGTGGTCGGAAGGGCAAGTCACTGGACAACAGCCGCAGCGGCATCGCCTTCCGACTCGCCAGCAAGATCAAACGCGACGGCGGCAACTTGGAAGATTTCAAGCAGGCGCTCGAAGACGACTACGAGCTCTCGGCCTGGGCAAAGACATATCGGAACGTCACCAGGGCATGGGAGCGGTCAGCGGAGGGTGCGCCTGCTGATGGGCTGATGCGCTCTGCCGGTGGCGAGCCTCTATCCAATCTTGCGAACGCGCTCACGCTTCTGCGATCCCATGAGAGTTTTGCTGGTCGTCTTTCATATGACGGCATGGCCGACTCCGTCTTGCTCGACGGCAAGGCGGTGACAGATGGAAACGTGACAGGGATCACCGAATCCCTGCAACGGCTGGGTCTCAAGAAACTACCGGAGGCAACCACATATTCCGCTGTTAATGCCGTGGCGAGCGAGGCCACGTTCCATCCTGTGCGGGACTATCTGGAACGGCTTGAGCACGACGGAAAATCACGACTGGACTCGTGGCTTCATGACTGCCTTGGCGCGGAAGATACCGACTACACGTCGGCGATCGGTCGATGGTTCCTGATCAGCATGGTCGCGAGGGCGATGCGCCCTGGCTGCAAGGTTGACTACATGCCCATCCTCGAAAGCGATCAAGGTGCCGCCAAATCTACGGTTTGCAGCATTCTGGCCGGTGACGCTTATTTTTCGGATCATCTGCCCGACGTGGGATCGAAGGACGCTGCCATTCATATGCGCGGCAAATGGTTGATCGAAATTGCCGAACTGGAGAAGATGCGTAAGGCCGAAGTGACGGAGATGAAAGCTTTCGTCACGCGCCGGGTTGATAAGTTCCGGCCACCCTACGGCAGGAATGAAATCGCGGCGGCACGGCAGAATGTTTTCATCGGAACAACGAACAACGAAACCTACCTGAGAGACGCAACGGGCAACCGGCGCTTCTGGCCGGTGAAGGTCGGCAGGATCGATCTTGAAGCGTTGCGGCGTGATCGCGACCAACTCTTTGCCGAGGCTGTTGCGGCTTTCAATGCCGGTGAACCGTGGTGGCCTGATCGCGAGTTCGAAGCTCGAAATATCGTGCCTGAGCAACAAAGCCGCTTCGAGTCTGATCCATGGGAAGAACCGATTATCTCCTATCTGCGGGGAGAAGACCGGGTGACGATTGGTGAGTTGCTGGAGTCCGTACTGTTCCTGCAAGCCGCTCAGCGGACGCAACAGGCCAGCAATCGCGTTGCTGCTATCCTCAAGCATCTGGGATGGTCGCGGTATAGGACGGGTAGCAAGCGCTACTATGTGCGAAGCGCTATCCCGCTGAAGATTCGGGGAACGCGATGATGGCGCTGAACAGTGACGGTAGTGACGGTTTGAGTGACGGTTTCAAGGCCCTACCGTCACTGCCTAACTATATGGAAACGCTTATGAAAGCTAACAAAAGTGACAGTAGTGACAGTAATAAACCCTACCTTTCATGGGAATCCGTTTTGACGAATCCGTTTATGGGAATCCGTGAGTCTATAAGAGGTAGGGTTTTTTACTGTCACTACTGTCACTTACTCTCTCTTTTCCCTTTATATTCAACAGCTTGGATGGTGACGGGACGATGTTTTGGCTGTCACTCAAACCGTCACTACCGTCACTGCTTCCACAATGGGAACAGTGGGTGCGCAACACGGTCGCGTTATCTCACCGCGTCCCATGCTGTCTCACCTTATGCCAGTTCATCCCAGTGGGTCCCTCTGCGGGGTGGGGCGTTTGCGGGGAACGACGAGCGCAAGCCGTCGCTCATCATCGAAAATTTTGAATCGGATTCTTTCCATGCGGCATCGTGACAATTCGGACCTCATCGGATTGGCGGATGATATTGCCGCCGAAATGTCCGCCGCCGACCTCGCCAAACTCTTCGATGTCACGCATCGGCAGATCAACATGCTTGCCGAGAAGGGGATTCTTGGCCGCAACGCTGATGGGCGCTTTGATACGGTAGACTCGATCCGCCGCTATCTGGTTTTCGCGAGGAAAGGCGGCAACAGCGATATTGAAGCTGAGAAGCTACGCCTTACCCGTGAGCAAGCCGACAAGATCGCAATCCAAAACCAGATCAGCCAAGGCGAGCTTGTTTCCGCATCCGATGTCGAGCGCCGCTGGACGGCGGTTCTGACTCTCGTCCGCGCCGCTGTTCTTGCCGTCCCGTCCCGCGTGGCTGGTCGTGCTGGACATCTCACCGCTGCCGACCTCGACATCATTGACCGCGAAATCCGCGATGCATTGCAGGAGCTTTCCAATGGGGATGCTTGAACAGATCGAACACAACGCCCTTGCCGCCCTTCGTCCGCCGCCGCGCCTTCGCCTGTCCGAATGGATCGAAACTGAGTTTCGGCTTCCGTCTGGCGTGTCGGCCTTGCCGGGACCGGTTCGGCTTTGGCCTTTCCAGACCGATATTGCCGACTCCATCGGCGGGCCTGTCGAGCGCGTCACAGTCGTCAAGTCTGTCCGCGTCGGCTTCTCGACTCTCCTGTCGGCAGCAATCGGCAGCTTCATCGCCAATGAACCGTCGCCAATCATGCTTCTGATGCCGACCGAGTCAGATTGCCGGGACGTAGTTGTCTCTGATCTGGAGCCAATCTTTGAAGCGACACCAGCCTTGCGCGGCCTTCTATCTGCCGAGGCCGATGAGGCGGGCCGCAACACGCTTCTCAGCCGTCGCTTTCCTGGGGGCTCGCTCAAGGTCGTCCCAAGCCGTGCGCCTCGAAATCTACGCCGCCATAATATCCGGGTGCTGCTGATTGATGAAGCGGATGGCATGGAGAACACTACCGAAGGCTCCCCGCTCGTGCTGGCAGAGCGCCGTACGCTGTCGTTCGCAAACCGCAAGATTGTACTCGGATCGACGCCAGTATTTGAAGATGGGCATGTTTTGCGGTCGTATGCTCAATCCGACAAGCGTGTCTTCGAAGTCCCTTGCCCTTGCTGCGGCACCTTCTCCGAAATCCAGTGGAAGGACATCGTGTGGCCTGACGGCGAGCCGGAAAAGGCGGCTTGGCGCTGCCCGTCATGCAGCGAAGTGATTGAGGAGCGGCAGAAGGGCAACATGGTCGCGAAAGGCGTCTGGCGGGCTACTGTGCCCGAAAGAAGCCACGCTCACCATGGGTATAAATTGAATGCCCTGATCAGCCCCCATCATAACGCCCGATGGGGTGTCCTTGCTCAAGAATTCCTTGCCGCAAAATCCAACCCGGATACGCTCAGGGTCTTCGTGAACACGATCCTTGCCGAAGGCTTCCGCGACGGCGGGGATGAGCTTAACGAAGACGAGCTTCGCAGCCGGGCAGAGTCGTTCGGGCTGACGGCCATTCCTGCCGATGTGCTGTTCATCACTGCGGGCATCGACATGCAGGACCAATGGGCGGATTGGGTGCTGATCGGCCACGGGCGTACCGAGACGTTTGTGCTGGCGAATGGTCAAATCCACGGCCGTTACGACTCGCATGATCTTTGGGCCGAAGTGGATGACCTCCTAAAGACAACATGGCAGCACCCTGGCGGCGCGCGTATCGGCGTCTCTGCGGCCTTGATCGACTCAGGCGATGGCGAGCATCAACCGCATGTCTATGCCTTCACACGCCCCCGTTTCGGTCGGAAGGTTGCCGCTTCGAAGGGCATGGCCGGTTTCAGCCGCCCGCCTCTCCAGCGCTCAAACGTCAAGGGCCAATCGGTCTTCATCGTCGGCAGTGACGCCATCAAGAACTCGATCTTCAACCGCCTGTCTGCTGGCAACAGCATCCGGTTCTCTTCTGACCTTGAAGCACGGTTCTTCGAAGAGCTTGTGAGCGAACGCCGCATTGTTCGGTACACGCGAGGTCAGCCCACGCGGGCCTTCGAACGCATCCCCGGAAGGCGGGCGGAATGCCTTGATGCACTTACGTATAGCCTTGCCGCGCGCAATTTGATCAATGTTGATCTAGATCGGCGTGAAGGTGAATTGTCGTCGCAGGCAGCACCAGTGGCACCGCCTGCGGTGATCAGGTCGAAGTGGCTTAATCGTTGAGCGCTTTTCCTAGTTCTCTCAAGCTGAGATTGGGTTCGCCCGCTCGGTCGAGTGCTTCCCTCGCTGTCATTTTTCCCGTGGCGACATCGGCATAGTATTTGCACGGCCCCTCGCTCATCATGGCGTGGGTCTCGCCACGTTTTTTAAGCTCGTAAAGAACGTGAGAAGCCTTCTCAATCCCCTCGACAATTTTCTCAAATGCCGTTTCAAGCTCACCCGCCAGCGCACTCGTATTCATCATTTTCTCTCCATATTGATTTTCCTTACGCAAACCGACCACCGGTCAGCCTGTCGTATCGGTCAAATGCCAAGGATGCGATTACACCCAAAAACTCATCTGATGCGTGGGTATCGAGTCGAGCCATCTCCCGCATTTTCGGGACGATCAACGATGGGTCCGAAGAGGCGTCGTCTATAATGCAGCCTGATAGCGCTTCATGAGCGAGCTTTGCGCCGGGTGAGCGGATATCGGGCCATTCTATATTCTCGTGCATGCTTTCTTCCTGTTTGGTTGCAGGGTCAAAAGAGCATGTAGAATCCCTGCCGTAAAGAAGGATTCCAAAAAATAGTTAATTAAAACAAAGACTTGCCACCTTAAACGTGACGTGTCAACTTTAACGTGACAATATGCTCGAATCCAATCCAACCGCTTAACCCGATCTAAGGTTGTGGTTGTTACATCTCTCCCCTGTCGAAGGGGAGAAGCTATGAAAAGACTCGTATTGGCACTCGCACTCATCGCCGGGAGCATGCCGACCTACGGCCACGCGGATGTCCCGCAAGAGATTGCCAATTATTGCAAAAACCTTTGGGGCGATGACTACGAGATGCGGCTCTATTGCCAAAATAAGCAAATGGCTGCGAAAGCTGCAATCGAATCACAAGTGACTGTTTACGGCCCATCGCCAAAGCCGGACGGCTACGAAGCGAGCGAATCCCGTTGTCATATTGTCAATCTGAATATCGATGAGCTTTACAAATGCGACGACACATTGCGGCGCGTGGACAGGCAGATGAATGAGGCATACCGAAAGATAATGAGGAGGCTTCCGGTGGGGCAAAGAGAGCGCCTGCGCGAGCGGCAAAGGACGTGGATATTCGATAGAAACTATTTTTGTAAAGTTAAAGAGTGGGAGAAAGGATTTAACGATGTCGGCACCGAGAAAACCATACGTTGCCTAACCATCGTAACGCTGACGAAGCTGCATCATCTAGAGAAAAATCTTTGACGGAGCAAACCTCATCGAATGCCCGTCATCTTGTCGAGCTTGTATCCTATCCAGATCAGGACGGCGAAGCCAACGACCGAAGCGCCGAATATCCACGAATGTTCGAAGGCGAAAGCGATGAGCGCCAAAGCAAGGATTGTGAGGATGATCGCTTTCCATGTCAT